CGCCCCTGTTGGGCGTTACCCTTAATGCTGATTAATAATCAGTTATCCATTGCAGTATGTCTATCAAGTCTGAGACGCGGATCGTAAAAGACCCCGATATTGTCAAAACGTTCACTTCACAGTGTACGCCGACTATATCATTTCCCCATTGGGGACCGAAGCAAAAGAGCATACAACTCCTTTCAAAAGGCGTTGTGAGGCTTTTCGAAGCCTATACTCCTAATTCTTCGAGGGACCATAAGACTTGGAAAGCGTTTGAGCATTTTACTGCTCGCTCGCATGACCAACCTCATGGTTCCGATTCCATCCTGTTCACGACTGATGGCCGGTGTAGTAACTACACTTTGGACACATCAGAGATACCAGATGGTGGGTGCTTCTATAACTCAGGCATATACGGGCCGTATGGACAGTTCAATACTGGACTGTCTTCGTGGTACATCCCTCGTGCAGATGGCGGGTTTATCCCACCACCAGCCGACCTCGAGTTGTTAAAGAATCGTAGCTTAAAAGCTATGATTCCCAACGTAAAGGCTGATCTACAGTCCCTTGTGTCTCTTTATGAGATGAAGGATATCCTGTCGATCAAGGGTTCCATTAAAAATGTATCCAAATGGTACAAGGCAATTCGGCACCGGTTATCCGGGGCTAAAATGTCTAAACCTATTGGACACATGACGGCACGAACTGGCGCTGACGTATACCTTCAAGGTATGTTTAACGTCAAGCCACTGATCCAAGACATATGTGGTATATACCACACGCTCACGACATATCAGAAACGTTTAAACGATCTGATATCTCGCTCCGGTAAACTTCAAGTTGCACGTTTTGCGTGTAACCTAAAGGAACAGATCGGTTCGGTGTACGAACGGAACCCTAACCCGCAACTAGTCCTTGTAAAAGGTGCTAGTACGTGGGAGTACGCTCCTGGTTTCTATTACAACGATCGAACTGTTACAACACACTCCGCTGTGTTCCGAGCTCACATGCAGTTTAGATATTACTATTCTGCATTCCAAAGAGAGAATGCTTTCATTCTCGGCTTACTAGATGCCTTCGGGGTTAACCTTAACCCTAGGATTATCTGGCAAGTTATTCCTTGGAGCTTCGTAATTGATTGGGTCTTCGGCGTAGGCCGATGGCTTGAGCAATTTGAAGTGAAGAACTTAGAACCGAGGATCAACGTACTGCAATACTGCTGGTCGGTGAAGAAGACTCGATCTATAGCTACGCGCTGTATTTATACAGCGAATCGCTATTATGGTCAAGCCGGAAACCACCCACCAAGCTGTACCTACCTGCCACAGGTTGACGAAACGTCTTATCGACGCGGAATCGACCCACCGTCAGGTAGCTCGTTTACAACGAGCGGGCTTAGCCCTACTGAGCTGAGTCTTGGCGCCGCGCTTCTTATTACGCGTAGGCGCCGCAACACGAGGATGGAAGTTAAAAGCTTGCAAAAGCTAAATACACTCCCATTCTAATTGGCCAGCTAGTCTCTAGCTGGTGTCAGTGAAAGGAACTCGATCCATGCTTAGCAATACGCTAAACACGAACGAAATCAAGAACTCGGCGGGAACAGAAGTTGAGTTTCAACGTCTGTCTACTTCCGATCGCTCCACGGAGTTTGCTCAGATTACTGAGTCTCCGGCCCAACCTCATCGGCTCAAGGTTTCACACCAAGAGTCTGGGAGTGGGTTAACCAAGCGGCGTCGGTCTGTCATTCGATTCGACAAAGTTGTCGCTTCGACTGTAGATACGACGAAGACGTGTACGGTTTCTGCTTATGCCGTCCTAGACGCACCTATTGGTGCTCTCGGGACGACGGCAGAATTCGCAAACGTTCTCGCTGAACTCATGTCGTTCTGTGCCACAACTGGTGCGGCTACGACAGTGTTGTTCGACGGGACTGGTAACGGTGCGACGGCGCTCATACAAGGCGGCCTGTAAAGGACGCTAGGATTCTAATCCAATATGAGAGTTGTCTTGACTGTGCTCCTATGGTTACTTGCAGCATTACTGCTGTGGGTAACCCCTGGTTGCTCAGCGTTAAAGCCATACGTTAGTTCCGATGACGTGACTGTAAGCTTCAGAGTTATTAAGTCTGGAGCCCGGGGTGAGACACTTGCCTCTCCCGTCATGCCTTAGGAACTGGAGTGTGACTATCGGGAATCGTGTTGTTCGGCGTGGGCTAGGATAGTTACCCTTATGGGCACTAAGAATAGCCTAGATGAGTTTGAAGTCATCGCCGCCTTACTACACGACGTCTATGCAATGTTTGGTGATGTTATCAGCATTACACAGCTGCGCAAAACCCTTGAAAAGGTTTCTGCTCGCTGTACTGCTGAAGGTCTTAGTTTCTTAACTAAGACACTACCTAAACTGGGCAAGGCCTTTGATAAGGCCTTGCTCGGGATCTCTAAGTTAACTGCCGCCTCCCTGAGATTAAAATCTCAAGAAGGTAGCGAGTTGCCGAAATTATTCGGTGAACTCTTTAACCTAGTCTTCCAAAGCGATGGTAGTATCCTTCAGCAACCGAACATACAAGCCGTCGGAGCTATACGTCAACTCTGCTACTTATATTATAAGTACGAATTGCCGTATACAGCTGAACAAGAGAACGCAGTCATTTCTTCGTTTCTAAAAACGGAGGATGACTTGTTAACCGTTCAGACGTCTTTGGAGAACATCCGAGGCGCCCTGAATGAAGAAACTTCAACATTTGTGAGGAGGAGGAAGATATCTTCCGACTCTACGCAACTTGAAGTCGCACGAGAAGCTAAGATCCTTTTATCAAGGGTCTTCTCTTCTTTCGATCCACTTGACATCCTCCCGAGACACGGCCCTGGAGCTGTTGCTACCAAGCAACAACTTTGGGATAAGTTTCTTTGGACGAATGTTAGTGCCAATATCACTAAAACATATCCTATCGATGAATATTTTTATTCATCTTTAGGCCATGTCTGTGACGAGTTATCTTCTATAGAGAAGATAACCGATAGAGACCTACCAGCACGGGTTTTACTCGTGCCTAAGGACTCTCGCGGGCCAAGACTTATTTCTTGCGAACCTGTTGATTATCAATGGGTACAGCAAGGCTTAGGTAAGGCCATAGTTAACCTGCTAGAAACGCACGAATCCACTAAATGGAACGTACATTTCTCAGACCAGAAGCCGAATCAGTTCGGGGCCTTGTTAGGCTCAAAGACTGGTTCGTATGCGACCCTAGACCTTAAAGAGGCCTCTGATCGTATTTCGCTGAGTCTGGTTCGCCTGCTCTTCCCCCCGCACGTAGTTACGTGTTTGGAGAGTTGCAGATCTTCAGCTACTGAGCTGCCAAGTGGGGATATTAAAACCCTCATTAAGTTTGCGCCGATGGGAAGTTCGTTATGCTTCCCTATCCTTGCAACCTGTATATGGGCCATCCTTACAGCAGCAGCTCCCGACGATTATACGCGTGAGCGTATTCTCGTATATGGTGATGATGTCATTGTCCCAACCGCATATGCGGCAGACGCAATGATCAGACTCGAATCGTTTGGTTTACTTGTAAACCGCGATAAGAGCTGTACCAGTGGATTCTTTAGAGAATCATGTGGCGCCGACGCCTTCAAAGGTGTCAATGTCACTCCAGTTCGTTTACGAACTGTCTGGTCATCTGAACCGTCGCCTGAGGTCTACACTTCGTACATAGCTTATGCTAATGCACTGTTGCGTAGATCGTACTACACCGCTTACGAGCGAATCGTAAGGTCTCTGCACCATACTTATGGTCGGATTCCGGCTACTGACATGGATTTACCATGTCCTAGCCTTGATGAGGTACCGGAACACCTGAGACCCAATAAGTCACGTATCAACCACGACCTCCAAAAGAGGGAATGGAAGGTTCGCGACGTTGTGTCTCCGGCTATTAATAAAGTCATCAATGGTTGGTCTATGCTTCTTCGGTGGTTTACCGAAAAGGCTTCTCCTCCATCCGATGACGATAGTTGCACCTCAAGTCAGGATCCTTCTGGATTCCGACGAGAGGCGTCCGTTAGTCAGTATACACGGCGTAAGGCGATTAAATTCACCTACGCTTGGCGATGACACCCCGTCTCATCAACGGGGCGCAAGGTAACCTTCCGTCATTCGCTCGTACCTAAAGAAGAGAACTTCCCAATAAAACGGGAATAGTAGTTGAATTGGCTTTAAAACCGAAACTTCTACTTCTTCTTCGAGGTATAGCATTTGACGTACTCGTTATAACTTGCAATAGCTGTATTTATACAGCGGGCTAT